ATCCGATGGAATTCCTCCACATCATCCTTCGGATTCCCCTGGGGGCGGCAACTACCTACCCCACCATTCGGGGCGGAGTTTTCGTCGACGCCAGCTGGGAGTAAGTCATGTCAGCCTATCTTGGGTTTCAGGGGACGCAGGGGAACCATGTCTACGCCTTTCCCTCAGAGGGTCTGCTGGATGTATCGTCCCACCCTGAACTTGAAGATATCAAGTTCCAGCCCTATAACTACCGACTGCTGGAGGACGGCGTCACCCTGCAGTATACGCCTGACCGTCAACCTCACTGGACGTACCACTTGGTGGAGGGCCGATGGGTGCCGAATCAGGAACTTCTGGCTCAACTGCGGGCGACCAAGTGGGCTGAGATCAAAGCCTACCGGGATGACGTCCGTAACAACGGAGGATTCCCGGTAGGCCCTTACTGGTTTCACTCGGATGCCCCTTCCAAGATTGATCAGCTGGGGCTGACTTCCGCGACCATGATGGGAGCACTACCTGTAGGGAAGAAATGGAAGCTGATGGACGGCTCCAAGGTTACGTTGACCCCCACCTTGGTTCAGCAGATCTTTGGATCCGCCATGGCCCGCCGGTCGGCCAACTTTGATACGGCAGAAGAACACCGGGTGTTGATGGAGGCATCTTATGATCCAGCCTCTTATGATTTCACCACTGGATGGCCTCCTATTTTCGGAGAGTAGCCAATTACGCAGTAGGAGACACCTATGTTTTCCACATCTGACTTGAAGCTTCTTCTCCCGCCGATGGAGACCGTCAACGTAGTATTCGCGGACACACGCGGCCCCTTCTCCACGGCCATCAAGGCGGCCACCTGGGGGTGGTGCAGCCACACGGCGCTGATGCTCGATGAGGACACGGTCATAGAGGCCACCTTGATGAAAGGTGTCCACAAGAGTCCGCTGTCAGAGCTACTGGCCCGCAGCAACGCTTGGGCCATTGTTGCCTTTCCGGTGTATAGCGCCGAGATTGTCAAGGAAGCGGCAGTATCCCAAGAAGGCAAGAAGTATGACCTGCAGGGAGTGTTCGGAGTCAGCTTGCACAGGGATTGGCAGGACACCTCAGATTGGTGGTGCAGTGAGCACACCGCCTGGAGCCTGGAGCATGGTGGCCCCAAGCTGTTCCGTGATTACTATAAGCATCGGGTCACCCCTCCGGACCTCTGGAAGTTCCCGTATCCGGTACTGGCCAGCCACGGTTTGCGGTACACTCCTTGAATACCACCTACTCTTGAGAGCATAGCGATGGACAACATCTACGAAAGCGGTATGCGCAAGATCGCAGCCGACAACACTGCCCGGAACGTAGCCATAGGCGCTACGGGAGCCGTGGGCGGCGGCATGCTGGCGGCCGGGGCGCTGGACAAGTATAAGCTGTCCTCCATCCCTGCGCCTACCCTGGCTGAAAAGACCTTGGCGGGCCTGCAGAGTGCCCACACCGCGGTGTCCGATGTTGCCAACAAAGGCTTGGGCGTCATGAAGAGTGTAGAGAATGCAGTCGACACGGCGGGTATGTTCTACGGTGGCTACAGCCGTGCCGATGTGGGCGGCGCACTGCACCACTTGGTTCACGGCGATCCGGTTGCAGCATCCAAAGCGCTGCGCCTGACACCCAAGCACGAGTATGCCTTGATCAACCGTCTGAACCAGATTCGCAGCAACCCGGCCGACCCGTTGCACGCTCACATCCAGACCGCGGAAGGACTGAAACAGGTCCTCCAGGAGACCGCCCAGAGCGGCCGTGACTTCCTGGGAAGCGCCAAGGGCATCTTCTCCCGCGGCTTCCTGCGCTGAGAGGTACACATGTCCACTGCCGGTAGCTTGTTGGTCAAAAGCCTGTTGCCCGAAGAGGCGCAGAAGTACTACGACCCGAATATGCTGCTGGACAAGCCTGGCGTAGCGCACCTCATGTCCCTGTGCATCAAGCACGGCGGCGACAAGGCGCACGAGTCCATCCAGGCGTTGTCCAACTTGTTCTTCCACACCGCCACGGTTAACGGGTTCTCCACGCCGCTGACGGACTACGAGAACGACTCTTCTGAACGCCATGTGCTGCTGGCAGAGTTCGCGGACAAGATCAATGAGGTCTCCAACAACCCCAAGCTTTCCAAGTCGCAGCGGAACGCCATGGTGGAAGACGTGGCCTCCTCCTACGTGTCGACCTCCCAGAAGATCAACCTCAAGCACATGGTTGGCAAGGGGTCCACTGCGGGACTTATGGCGATGACCGGCGCGCGCGGCAACCCCATGCAACTCGGTCAGGGTACGTTCAGCCCCATGATGTCGATCGACATTGAGGGCACTCCCATCCCTCTGCCGATTCGCCACTCCTTTGCCGAGGGCCTATCCCCGGCAGAGCACATGGCCATGTCCTACGGCGGCCGGGCGGCGACCATCAAGACACAGATGGCCACCTCGGAGCCAGGGGCGCTGTTCAAGAAGATCATCCCGGCGGCATTTCATGAGGTTATCACGATCCACGACTGCAAGACCCACCACGGCATCGATGTCCCCATCTCTGACAAGAAGCGGATCATCGGCATGGTGGAAGCAGGCACGGACTCCGTGTTTACCGACGCCAAGTACAAGGACGCGGTGGACAGCGGCAAGAAGATGGTCGTCGTGCGCAACCCGCAGACCTGTGAGGCCCCGGAAGGCATTTGTCAGAAGTGCTACGGCCATGACTCCCGCGGAGAATTCCCTCCTATCGGCGAGAACGTGGGCGTCATCGGTGTCCAGTCCATATCGGAAGGCCTGACGCAGGCGGTTATCGGCTCCAAGCACCAAGGCGGTACGGCAGGTTCCGGCGTCAAGCGCACGGCCGGCACCTTGGAGTCCGCCCGTAACATCCTGACCATCCCGGAGAACTTCCTGGATGAAGCCACTTTGGCGTCTGTACCAGGCAAGGTCACCAAGATCGAGAAGACCGCCCTGGGCGACTCTCATATCTGGATTGGCAACCACAGCCACTTCGTTGATCGTCACCAGGGCGTCCTGGTCAAGCACGGAGACGAGGTCTACGCTGGCCAGCAGCTGGCGGAAGGCACCCCCAATCCCAAGCACCTGGTCGAGCTTCGCGGCCATGGCGCCGGTCGCAAGTACCTGGCCGAGAAGATGCGGGAAGTGTACGGTCAAGGGTACGACCCCCGGCACTTCGACGTCATCGCCAAGAACATGGCCAAGTACGTGACCATCCGCGACCCCGGCGACAGCGATTACCTGCCGGGAGACGTGGTCAACGTCAACCAGATCCAGCACATCCTGGATGCTGACCACCGTATGGTGCCCATCGAGCGCGCCGCCGGTAAGGTGCTGTCCCGGCGTATCGGGGAGCTCATGCCAGGCACCCGGCTGGATGCGTACCACATCCTGGACCTGAATAAGAAAGGTGTTACGGAGGTTCCGATCAGCGAAAGCGGCATGATCGTCGACCCGATAGCCACGGGCGTGAAGCAATCCAAGCTGCTGGACCCCAATTGGATATCCCGTTTGGCGTCGTCTAACCTAAAATCAAGTATCATAGAAGCAGCGGCCATGGCGCATGAGTCTCCGACTCGGTCCACTGACCCTATTACTCCCTACATTCTCGGCAAGGCCTTCGGTGAAGGCGAAAACGGCAGGTACTGACCATGATCCAGGACTTCCAGCAAGAGGCCATGAACAAGCTGAGCATCACGGCTCCCTCCCTGATGGGCGGCGTCTTGCGGTTTCAGGACTTGTCCCAAGGCTTCACCCAGGTGAAGAATGTCTTCGTCGGAGTATTCGTACTGGCGCTGCCGGCAGGGGCATTCCTGATTCCGGTAGTGGCGCGCGACGATATCGTGTTCCCGCTGGACTCTGTCTACGACACCACAGAGGACAAATTCAAGCCGTTGACCCCTTCCTACATCCAGGTCATTACCACGATGCAGGGAACGCGGATAGGGACTCCTCAGCGTATCCCGTCGTACGTCAACGTCAACCCCAGCATCTATAACATGATCGTGCCGCCGCGCACCGGCAAGTACGCCTATGCGTCGGCCGGTCTGGAAGACTTCCTGGCCCAGGTCCCTCAAGGCCTGTTTGATCGTTTCCGCGCCACGCTGATGGAGAACAAGGGCATCACGGCGCGCATGAACGAAGTCATCGACCTGACCAGCGCCCTGGACCGTCCGCTGCCCCGCGTCAACCGCTTGATGACGGAAGTCTCGGAACCTGGGGTGCAAATCCTGACCTCGGCCAACGACATCAACCCGGCAGAGATATCCGTCATCAAGGATATCCTGGACTGCGGCTATCACATCAAGGGTGATATCCAGGAGCCACGGCCTGCCGTGGAAATGGCCAGCGGGCACGAAGGCCTGATCCAGGTGGACGGCGCAGTAGAGGGCATGGCGTACCGCGCCCTGCGTCTCGACGGCTCCTCCGTCAACGCCATGATCCTCAAGCGCGCCCCTCGCATTTACGGCATCGACCTGCCGATGCGTAAGACCAGCCTTCGTGGCGGGTTCATGACCGGAGACGGCAAGGCTGAAAAGGCAGATGACGGCAAGTACTTGCTGATCACCGAGTACGGTGGTTGGTGCCCAGATGGGGACGTCGTGCTGCACAGCCAGCCGATCGAGTTGTCGGATGTGGCCAAAGAGATGTATGCCCAGGGCAAGGTGCGCGACATGCAGTCCGTCTGCAATGGCGATACCTTCGTCATGCTGACCCACAAAGGGGCTCTCGGTCCGTTCACCGCGCGTCTGGTCACCCATACCGACTCCATGATCATCATCCGTGCCTGCCAGCCCTACGGCTCCAGTCACTACACCAGCATGATGCAGAATGGGGAGGTAGTGATCACGGTGTCTACTGGCTACTCTGGCGATTACTTCGCTGAGCCTGGACGCATCCTGACCAGCCCGCACCGCAGCGCCATTGTCCTCGGGCACCGTGAAGACGAAGCCCTGGAGCATAGTCTGTCCTCCGCCCGTAACCGCATGGAACTTCGTGTTCGCGGTGAGCTGTGCGACCCTCTGGATATTTCCAGCCACGGCCACGGCTTCTTTAGCATGGGCGGCCGGCAGCTCTCCGAGCCTGAACTGGCGGAACTGCTGATCGTAGGCCACGGCCTTGGCAAGCAAGCCTCCCTTGGCTTCATCAAGTCCGCCAAGGAAAAGGGCAAGATCACGGTGATGATGCAGAAGAAGGCCGTCGACATGGGCGCTACTCCGGTGGGTGAAATCCCGGAGTATGGCCAGGTACCTCCGCAGGAGGAGTTGACCAACTTCAACCTCAACGCCCTTAACGATGCCGTCAACACCCAGTACCCGGATATCGTGGAAGGCGCCATCATGATCCAGTTCCTGCAGGATCCTTCCATGTACTCCACGATTGGCGGATACCTGCCGCTGATGAAGGACTGCGTGGATCGCATCGGCCGCACCTTGCTGCTGCTTCGCCTGCACTCTGACACCATCGCCCCTGACCAGACATCTGGCGTTACGATGGCGCTGCGGAATACCTATAACCAGGTCGGTGACAGCGTGCTGAAGCTGGAACAGATGGTGAACTCGTACATTAGCGATGGCATTCCGTCGCAGAACCGTATTTGAGGGCGAAAGCATGAGCAACCCGTATCTCGATGGCATGATCAAGGCGGCGGCTATATTTCCGCCAGTAAGCACTCTGCGCACCATGTCCCGTGCGTCTGGGGAAGCTGCAGATAAAGCTGCGTATCATCTAGGGCTCGCGCACGAGCACTCTACTCACTTGGATGGTCTGGCAGACATCCACCACTGGCAGACCGAGGAGGCGAGAAGTATTGCCTCCAATATGTACCGCAAAGGCACCACTCCGGAGCGGATACAAGACCTGCAGGACGTGCAGAAGAAGCTGACATACACAAAGTCTCAAATGGACGCCCACAACCAAGGACTGCGCGATCACACAGAGCAGTACCACAAGGCATTGGGTATTTCTCCGTCCACACAGTACAAAAATGCAGGAGCGCCCGTTACAGGTGTTCGACCGGATGCAGTAGAAGGGGCATTGAAGACGTCGCGGAACCCGTACGGCGTCTCCCGGTAGCTGCCGCTTCTGTAATGTCATACACTCACCGGACTACCCCGGTGAGCATAAAGGCGCATGGCATGAACGATGAAGCGGACTTGGAGGTTTTCAGTCTGGTCATGGAGGTCCGACAAAGTGCTTTCCAGAGAATGTACCTGGAGGCCTGTCTGCTGGCGACCCCGGACTTTGACGCTATCTCCGAAGTACTGGGGCTTCCGGTACCCGCTATCGAGGTGTACGAGGACAAGCACTTCCCCGTCAGCCGGTTCACCAAGATGCGCAAGCTGGAACTTATCCATAGGGTAGAGTCCCAGGAAGAGCGCACCTTGAAGCTATGGGCACTGACGCAAGGCCTGGAATGGGTCAAGTGGCGACTGGGGCTTCCGGTAGATTTATCTCCGGTAGAGGGCATGCAGATGCTGCTGCCAGACTGCATCTATAAAGCCAAGCAGGCGTTCTTTGAGTCCAGCGGCACGATTGACGACGGCGAGGCCCGTAAGTGGACCATGGTCGCCATGGCATTGGGTCGCCAGGTCAAGGGGTGGGTCACGGACAAGAAAGGCATGCTGGACGAATTGGAACTGGCGCTGGAAGGAATCGACGCCAAGGAAGTCGAGATACCCAATCTGGAAGACGTGGACGACGACCCGGAACTGCTCCAGGATGCCGGCAACATGTCCAATGCAGAAGCCTTGAACGAAGCGCTATCCGTCAATACCCGGGTAGCGCAGCATCCGGCCGCTAAAGCGATGTGGCCTGAGCAGAAAAAGGAACCCGATTGGGATTTGATGTAAACTACTTGCATGATTCCAGGAGCATCTCCATGTTTGATGCCGAACTGCTCAAGACGATGGCTGCGGAAGCGGTCAACAGCTTTATCTCCGGCGGAATTCCGCTGAACGACTCTATCACCAAGATTGCCATGGCACGTGACCTCAACGATGAGCAGGTCAAGCGTTTGGTGGAACTGTCCAACCAGGTGACCTACCTCAAGCTCCAGGAGTCTGCCCAGGACCGTACCTTTACGTTCCCACTGGCGGACTCCAAGATGGTCAAGGTGGCCTCCATCATCCCCGACTTTCCGGAGTATTCGTCCCTGCTGGACGATACCATAGCAATGCTGAATCCGAATCCCATGGTTAAGTCAGCCTCCCTGGCAGAGCCAGAGGCGGCAGACCTGGTCAAGGAAGCTTCTGCCCACCAAAGTGCACGTCAGCTAATGGACGCCAAGGTTCGCTGCGAAGCCGAGTCCGAGTCGCTGTCCATCCAGATGATGTCACTGGGAGAGCAGCTGCAGAAGGAAGCCAGAATGCTGGTGCAGGATCCTTGGGTCCAGGAAAAGATGAATGAGTACACCGGCCCCGGCGCTGACCTGATGGAAGGCCTGCTGCCGGACGGCATGAGCAAGAAGGCGTCCACCCTGCCCTCCGGCATGTTCTCCTCCGTGGAGATGAAGCAGGTCCGCAAGGTCGGCGCCATGCTCAAGCAGGCCTCTGACATGCTGGGCCGCCACACCTTCCTCCAGGAAGAGCTGAAGAAGATTGCCGGCGTCGACTTGCGCATGTCCCTTCTGAAGACTCCTTTCGAGCACGCCCACGTTGCCGTTCACTCTGTCCCCACCCGCAATGCCGGTGCGCAGGTTCGTAACTCGGTTCGTCAGAGCTATATGGGAGCCAAGGGCAGTCCGGAGGCAGGCATCAAGATCGGACCGGTTGCCACAGAAGGCCGGGCGCAACCGCTGCGCAAGAGTGCCGAGAACTTCCGTACCCCATCTGGCAACCTGAAGAACCTGGCCAGCAACTACCGGGACTCCCTGGCAGGCCTGCTTACCGGGTCGCCGTCGAATGAGCACTTGAAGAAGTTCCCCGGCGCAGCTACCAGTATCGGCGCCAAGGCGATGACGGCCATGGACGTCGGGTTCGGCGCACAGATGATCCAGAAGGAGCACAGCGTCTGGGACGCTCTCCACAAGACCCCCGAGGCATGACCATGACGACCTTACCTTTTGAGTACTACCTCAAGCGCGCCTGCGTACAGGAGCTTCGCAAACAGGGGCATACCCACCGCGGTGCTACGGACCTGGCAGACGAAGTCATCGTGGCGTTCAAGGCGTTGCCGATGGAAAAGACGGCGGCTTTCTTTGGAGACGGCCCTTCCATGGCGCACTCTGTTGCTTCCGACATGGCAAGCAACCTGGGCAAGGTCGGCGCAGGCATCATGGGCGCTACCCTGGTAGGCGGGGCGCTGCTGGGCCTGGCCAACCTTAACCGGGCGGCGATCAGCAACCCGGCTCAAGCCAACGCTTTCCGCCAGGCACTGCACCAGGCCATACAGCGTGAGCCCATGCTCCAGCGTGCCGACCCGATGCAGATCAACGCCCTGGCCTCCACGATCTTCAAGTACGCCCCCTCTGCCGCGGCAGACGCCAACCTGCTGGCCAGCACCTTGCTGACTTCCCTGGAAGCCGGTGGCATCGACATGAAGACCATCGACATGCTGACGAACCTGGAAGGCCGGATGAAGCAGACCAACAAGCAGCAGATGAAGGACTACGCCTTCAAGTAAGGGGATCGACATGCTCCATAAGCTGGTGGATATCGGGTCGTTTTATCGGGAGGATGACATCCCGATGCGAATCATTACTCCCGGCCGCCCGGTAGAAGGGCTGGTCAAGAGTGCCGCACAGAAGGACATTGACGACTACGTGACCTCCCGCCTCAACCCCGAGCCCGGCAAGATATACCTGCATGTCAACGCCATGGGCGCAGGAGAGTACTACGGCAGCAACAAGAACGGCGACTGGTTCCCGGAAGAACAGCTGATCCTGTACCACAAGACCTTTGAAGAACACGGCTACGTGTACCGCCACCACGTCAACACGGATCCTGCCACCGCAATTGGCCGGGTCCTGTTTGCCATTTACAACTACGACATGCACCGGGTGGAAGTCGTCGAGGAAATCTTCACCGACAAGGCGAAGGACGTTGTGGAACGTATTGCCCGCGGTGACTACCCATCGACCTCCATGGCGTGTAAGACTCCGTGGGACCAGTGCTCCATCTGTGGCAACCAGGCGCGCAGCGTCAAGGCGTACTGCGAACACCTGCGCAAGGAAATGAACCGCCTGTATGCAGACGGTCGCCGTGTCATGGCGCTGAACCTGGCCAAGCTGACCTTTTTCGACATGAGCATGGTCTTGCGACCGGCAGACGTCACGTCTTCCGTGCTGCGCAAGGTCGCCAATGCCCACGTTGTCCCCAGCGCGGTACTGGGGGAAGAAGCAGGCTTGTCTCTGGAAGAGCCCGGAGAAGTGCGGCCGGCAGAGGCTATCAAGCAAGCGGCTTTCCGCAAGATGGCGGACCTCATCAAGGAAGTGCCCGGTGGCAGCGTCATGGCCGCAGACAAGTCCTTGCAGGATTTGTTGAAGTCCGTGTCTCCGGTATCGTCCAGCTTGGCAGGCCCCCTACTGCACATGGGAGGCTTCAACCAGGTCATGAACGCGCTGGCGGATCTTCGCATGATTCCCTCCCTGGAGTTCCTGGCGGAGATGATCGCCAAGGTCCAGGGAATTCCTGGAGAAGGCATTGGCGAACTGGTAGGGAGACTGCTGCCTAACCTTCCGCTATCCGCCCTGCCGGTACAGTCTGCCACCTTGGTGCCTGACGTCTACCCGGAACAAACGAATCACTGGCTGCTAAAGGAACTGGCAGGATATCAAGATCAGTGTTCGGCGCTACCCACTTGTGTGGAAAAGCGTGCATACTTCCCACAGGATGTTCCTTGGGGATACGTACCCCCCCTGGGATCGCTTTACGGAGGCGGTCCGTCTTCTCCAGCGGAGCCCGCTATTTCCCCCACTTTGATGGACCATTTGTTGGCGTTGGCAGGGGGTGCCATTGTTGCCCGATTTTTGCTACATTCCTTGGTAGCCGATAAAAGTCGGCTAAAATCAGGGTACGGCAGCTATCAGGTCAAGCAGGCCAGCGATAGTCCAATCACAAACAAGCTGCTTGAGGCATCCCTGCGTAGGGACCTCTCCCGGCTGAAACCTGCACTCTAACGAGGACATTGCAATGAATGAATCTCAAGCCAAGGCCCGCGCTCTGACCGATCAGTTGCTGGCCAACCTGGCCAATGGCGGTATGAACAAGGTTGCCAACGCCACCATCGCCGGTAGCGACCAGATGATCGCTGAGCAAATGGCCAACCAGCCGGCTACTCCGCGTGCTGGTGCTTCCGTTACCCAGACTCTGGAACAGCTGATTCTGCAAGGTATCGCCAATGGCGCCCACCAGCAAATCGCTGAAGAAGAGCTGGCTGAAGGCGGTGCCGGTCAGTACCCCGCTGCTCCCAACGGCTCGGCCATGGGCTCTGTCGGTCAAAGCCCGGAACAGATGAAGTGCGCCGCCATCACTGCTTTCGTGGATGAAGGCTACACCGTTGACGAAGCCTTCTCCCTGCTGAAGCAGGCCGAAGACAACATGGCTCGTGAAGACGAGAACATGTATAAGGCTGCTCAGGTAACTGAGCTGGTGCGTCAAGGTTTTACCGTCAGCGATGCCGTGGAGCACATCAAGCAAGCTGAGGAAGCAGAAGCCAATCAGGTCATCGAGATGGCCAAGGCAGCTGCCGTGAATGACCTGGTTGCCCAGGGCTGCGACGCCTACACCGCCCTCCAGGCCGTGGAAGCCAGCGCTGCACAGATTCTCTATTCCTGATTGCTTCTGACCGGGGTCGGCATGGACATTGTCACACTGTTGCGCAAGCAAGCTGAAGAGCTTCGCAAGCAAGCCGAGGAAGAAGTCGGCCAGCTTTGCGTGCTTGGTCACTGCGCAGTGCAGTTGCTTGAAAAAGCAGCGGCAGACGCAGGCGTCACTGACCTGGCGGATCAGGTGTCCGAATCCTTTCTGGTGAAGGCGGCTGATATCTGGGAAGTCGACGACGTGGCTGAAATTGTGCAAACAGTGGAAGGCATGCGGAAGTCGGCTGGGTACGGGGAAAAAGACCGGGAGCAATTCCGGGAGTACATGGCGGATCAAATGGCACGCAAGGATGCACACAGCCAGCTGGTGAGAGGCCACCAAGCCTCCTACACCAACAGCATCCCGGCGCACGTTGCACAGCTGGTCACCGGTATGGTGGCTGGCGGCGCGGCGCATGAGGTGCTTCGCCACGTCCACCCCAGCACCCCTAAAGGCGCGCTGTCGCTGGCTGGCATTGCCGGCACCATGGGAGGGTTTGCCCTTTCCCGAGCCGTGCAACACGCCACCAAGGAAAGTCACCTGCCTGATTCCCAGCTGTTTGCTGACCGCGCCATGTCCAGCCCGGAAGGAGAGGCGGCCGTGGCACGGATGCGTGCGCTTCGTGAGAACGAAGTCAGCCGCGTTCCGGACGCTGTCATCGACAACGCCATCGGCTCCACCAGCCTTAACAAGCTGGCCTCAGAAGACATTTGTCTGCGTCTGGTACGCGGAGAAATCAGCGCGGATGCTGCCAGTCAGGCGTTATCTGCGCTGGACCAGATGGGAGAAATCTCGTGACCGAAACTGTATCCGTAACTGAAAAGATGCGGCTGGCAGGCATCCTTGAAAAATCCGCAGAGCTTCTGACGGAAAAAGATCGCACGATCGAGGACCTGCAAGCTAAACTCATGGCATTGGAAGGGACCCTGGAGACCGTAAAGCAGGCTTCTTTGCAGGACGCCTCTGAAGACCTCGCGTCTTCCGGGTTGACTCCGAGTGAAGCCCAGATGATGGTCGATACCTTGCCGGCAGACCTGCTGCGCAAAGTGGCGAACACCATGCGGAATCCCCAGGAAGGCTGGGAAATGGGCAAAGCGGCTTCCCAGGCTGGGCAAGACGTCGACCCGATGGAAGCTTTCGCTTTTGGTCTCAATTAACGACTCACCTTTCAGGAGACACTGAAATGGCTTTTGACCTGAATATCATGGACTACCCCGCTGAGTTCCTGCGCGGCTGGCCTACTTCCCCGGATTCCGGTAACCGCGAATCCAACCGTTTCAAAATGGCTGCCGGCGTTACTTGCGCTAACGGCGACCTGGTGGTGCTGAACTCGTCCAGTGAACTGGTCAAGCCTACCAACGGCACTCTGTACGCCAGCTTCGGCATCGTGGTGAGAGGCACCAGCGACGACAAGTCGGTCGCCAAGACTCAGCGTCCAATCGTGCTGTGGGGTAACTACCTGGTACGTACGACCAAGTTCGACCCGCTGCTGGCTGTTGGCGACCACGTGGTGGCCACTGCTCTGGCAGGAGGCGCACCCGGGGTGTTCAAAAAAGCTGCTGTCCTTACGGATGCCTATGCTGGCACTGTGTTGCAGATCATCCCTGGCACCGGCGGTCAACCGTCGTCTGCCGTCATCGAAGTCAAGTAACGGAGAGCTGACATGGCTGAATATGGAATCGAAACCACCAATGTCCGTCTCTTCAATACGGCTTTCGTGGACCGCCTGAATAGCGGTGACCCTCAAATGACCAAGGCGGCCGAAACGTCCATGACCGCCTTTGTTCGCCAGAAGCTGCGTGAAGACGGTACGACCCGTCAGATTTACACCCCGCAGCTGCTGACCTCGGCGGACCTGGATCGTGACGTCGACACCGACCAGCCGCGCAAGATCGTGGAGAAGGAGCCTGACTCCACTGCTGCCACGATCTCCCTGCTGGGCACCAGCGAAGTGCGCTACTTCAAGGGCGCACGGTACGAGGTGACTTTCGAGAAGATCGTTTCCAAGGTCTTCAATAAGTCCAAGTACGAACTGGCCACCTACGCCACGTATATCCGTCAGGTCATCCAGGGTAACAGCGTCAAGGATATTCACGAACAGGAAGACGTGAACCACATGGTAGGCTTGAAGCAGATCGCTGCAGCCAACCACGGCACCATGCTGGTTGCCGGTGCTGTCGTGGTTAACCCTGCCTACGCAGTTGACGCCAACTACGCATACAAGGTGAACCTCGGTGCAGGCGGCCTGGCCTCGCAGACCGGCATCTACTCTCCTGGGTACGACACCGGCACCAGCCACAAGGGCCCGGGCTTCGGCGTGAAGACCATGATCCGTGCCATCAACCAGTTGGTTGGCGCGCGTCAAAAGCCGGCGAAGATCCTGCTGCCGTACACCCTGTACAACGTGCTGCTGTCTCGTCCGAGCTCGGTGGTGGGTTCGCTGTTGGCTGACTCCCACTTCCGTGGCGAGGAAATGAACGGAATGTATGGCTACACCTTCATTCCGACCATCAAGCTGGACATCATGACCTCTGGTCTGAGCGAACACCTTGATGCTGGCTATATCGGTGACCTGGTGGCGATCTTCGCCCCCGAAGGCTATCTGGGCCAGTTCTACAGCCTGCAAGAGCCGACGGTGTTCCTGAAGAACGAGGCCGACATGGTCGAGTTCTACGTGTACGAATCGGTCGGTATCGGCTACGGTAACGTGCAAGGCTTCCGCCTGGCTGCGTTTGACATTGAAGCCGACGGCGACGTCTGATTCCCAGGAGAGCAGGTATGAACGACATGACCAAGATCGCGGATGACGGGCTGATCCAGCGCGTTGTCTCCGGACTGGAAGGATACGGCCATAGCTTTGGCAATGCCGTAGGTCGCTTTGGTCCTGCTCCGACAGCGCCCAAGCCTTATGGCTTGGAGCGCGTGGGCAATGCTGTCAGCGGAGCCGCCCACTCGGTGGGCTCCGCGGTCAGTGCCCGCGCTCATGCTGTCGGCAGCGCAGTCAGCGGCTACGCCGGTGGCGTACGTGACACCGTGGTTGGCCACGCTAACACCGCCAAGGCTCACGCCCTGGACGCCTTGCACGGAGTTACAGGTAAGCTGGTGCACCACAGCATCCACGAAGCGGAAGCTGCCGGGGTTCACGCCCCGCTGGCAACCCATGTGGAGCATGCGATGGGCACTCTCGCGGCCTTCATCCACCAGAACCCGAAGTCTGCCCTGGCAGTGACGGCTGCGGTGGCGGCTGGCGGTATCGGCGGCATCGGCTATGGCGTGTACTCGCACACCAAGCAGGCCGGTGTGATCACCGACTTCATGGCCGCCCCTTTCCACATCCCGGGCCGGATTATGGGTAATCGCATCGACGCAGCGCGCGCCAATGCGGCTGCAGTCAGCGGCCATGTTGCCAGCGGCAAGGCGTGGGCTGGTGAACTGCCCGGTCGCGTTAGCAGCAGCGTTCGTCAAGGCGCTTCTGCTGCCTACGGTGCGGTCAACTCCGGCGTTGAAAACACGCTGAACGCAGCGTCCAACGGTCTCAACCGTCTGCACGCCTGGTCTGCTCCTGCAGTAGCTCCGGAAGGCATGTCCCGTGAATCGTTCTCGATTCTGGAACACGCCAACCAGGCCATGCAGAGCGGTGTGGAAGGTGTTCGCCACGTGATTGAAACTCACCCGCGTGCCTTTGTCGCTGCTGCCCTGACCGGCGGCATCGGCTTGGCTGCCGGCGGCGCGTACGCCTACCATCACAAGCAGGCATCGGAAGCTGACACCGGTTTTGCCACTCCGGTATCGACCAAGGCAGAAGCCCTGGCTCGTGCCATGGCGCGCGCCCGGTAACGGCATCTGGCGGTACTGAAAAGGCGGGCTTAGTGCCCGCCTTTTTTGCTTGCGTCAAACCGCCAATGCTAAACTAGGGTGAACGTGGAGGTACACATGTCACTCGGCAGCATGATAGAAGCTGGTCTCCGCAATGAGCCGGCAGAAATAGCCCGTAAGGGATCCATTCTGGTAGAACATGCGCAAGACATGGGACCTACCGGCAAGCTGGTGGCCACCAGCATCGGCACCTTTGCCCAGCGGCACCCGGATGCCATCCGCACGGCGGAAGTCCTCGGCATTGGCGCTACCGCCTACGGAGCAGGAGCCGCAATGTTCCATACCAAAGAAGCCGGGCTGACCAAGGTTGTCTCCGACATGGGGCATGACCTTCTCTCCAGCAACACCGAAGGCACCATCCGCAACAGCATCGGCAAGTTCCTGGCAGAGCGACCCGCCACCATAGGCTACGGCGCGACCTTGGCCGCTGGCGCTGCTGGAGCCTACGCCCTCCACAGCATGTACAAGCAGGCCAGTGAGCTACCTCTTCATCCCTGGAAGTACGCTGCGTACCACGGTGGCTACATCGCTGCGGCCGATCTTCTGGCAGAGTCCCTCTACACCGACGTTTTCCACGCCAACCGGCATAATCGGAAGCAATACTCATGACTGAACCTACCTTCCACGACGGTCGTCCGTCCGCTATCCCGTACCTGACCACCGGCGCTATCGTGGGCGGGGCTCTGGGCCACTTTGGGGTGCGCGTCCATGAGGCACGCATTCCGGAACGCAACGTCCAGGCAGCGGCTCAGAACCTGTACCTGCGCTCCATGTCGGAGTCCCTGCAGGCCGAGTCCGCCGCCAAGTTCCAGGACGCCGCCAGCAAGAACCTTTCGATGACTGCACTGCGGGAGCATGAGCGTGCTCACTTCGCCCGTGTCGGCGCCATCGAGGCCGACCTCAGCCGCACCTTGGTTCCGGAAGCTACCCGCCTGTCCCGGCACATGCGCGTAGGCATCCCTGCCGCTGCCGCTGCCCTGGGGGCGCTGTACGGAATGGCCTCTTACGGGGGTTGACATGAATCGCTACCACGATGAGATGACCAAGCTGGCTGTCAAGTTCTCCGTAGGACGCTGGACGGGTGGGCTGCTGGAGCGCGCCACTGCCGCCGAGCCTGTGCTTCCCGTCGCGGGCAGCGTGGAGAACCCCGGCGTGATGGGCAGCGTTCTCGATGCAGGAGTACGCTCCGTAAAAGGGGCGGCGCAAGGCGTGGGCAACGCCGTGACCACGTTGGCCGGTGGCGGCGTGAACAAGGTGCTGATGGCCCACGCCAGTCTCAAGTACAACAACCCAAGCCTGACACTTAAATTTGAAAAAGGCTTGCGCGGCATGACCGACGCTGAGAAGCTACAATACGCACATGACAATCTCGGACCTGCCGCTGTCAAAGACGCGCAGGCGGCCATGAACCTGCGAGCGACATCCCGGGCAGGGACCGCCGCTGCGGCCGCTGTTGGCGCTACCAGTGCTTTGTCCTCTCGCAACCAGGAGCAGTACCAATGAACAACGTGTACCTGTCGGGCATGGTAAAAGTGGCTGGCTTGCTCTCAAGCACTGCTGCGCGCCTGGAGAGCAGAGCACTTCATCAAGAGCGCATGCTGGCGGGCATGCGTTCTACGCCATCTCTGCCTCAAGCCGCTGCGACTCCTGCTGCTCATGCTGCCGCTGCGCCAGCTCTTAGTACTCTCCAGCAGGCCGTAGTAGAGCACGGACAACGTCTGGAGAGCAGAGCACTTCATCAAGAGCGCATGCTGGCGGGCATGCGTTCTACGCCATCTCTGCCTCAAGCCGC